TGGAAGGTGCAGAAGATATTGCCAGAGAGATTTGGCGAAGCTAAGAGCCGAGCAGGTGTAGAGATCAGTGATGGTTCATTGAAGATAGTTTGGGAGACTGGTACAGATGAGGGTCATCAATAATAGCTTTAATTTGCTATCAAGAGATAAACAATTAAAGATGGAATATATTGGAACCCCTGTAGAAATATGGGAAGATTTATCTAAAGAGTTTAAGTTTACTGTAGATGCTTGTGCTTCAGATAAAAATCATTTGGTTGATAAATACTGGACAAAAGAAAACTCAGCACTACAAAAAAACTGGGATAACGAGATTGTTTATTGTCATCCTATGTACGATAGCAAGATACCTAAATTTGTAAAAAAAAGTTTTGAGCATAATTGCTTGACTGTCTTTTTATTGCCCTCATCTACAAACAGTGCTTATTTTCATAAATACTTTTGGGATTCTGTAAATTTTAAAGCTCAAAAAAATGTACAGATAAGATTTTTAGGTAAGGCTAAAGATCAGGTTCATGGATATAAAATGAAAACTGATGAGGGCATTTTTCCTAAAACTGGTTATTTAAGACCTTTAATGATAGTTGTTGTTGATAATAGAGTCAATAAAGGTGATTTATATGCAAGTTAAGATACCATATAAGCCTAGAGACTTACAGGCTGAGATGCACAAGAACTTGAAGAGGTGGAATGTGCTGGTTATGCACAGACGCTTTGGTAAAACTGTGTTTGCTGTCAATCATATGATTAAACATGTGCTTACTTGTCCATTACCAAGACCAAGAGTTGCGTTAGTTGCTCCTACGTTTACGCAAGCCAAGAGGATTAGCTGGGATTATGTAAAGTATTATGCTGGAGTGATACCAGGCGTTACGTTTAATGAGACTGAACTAAGAGCAGATTTTCCTAACAATGGCAGGATTATGTTATTGTCTGGTGAGAATCCTGATGCCTTGAGAGGTATATACTTAGACTTGTGCGTCTTTGATGAGTATGGGATGCAGAATCCTAGGGTATGGGGGGAGGTTGTTAGACCAGCCCTATCCGATAGAGAGGGTAGTGCCATCTTTTTGGGAACACCTGCTGGGCATAATCATTTTTTTGATATATTGCAGCAAGCTAAAGAGCAGGGCGAGGAAGGCTCTGACCAATGGTACTGGAAGATTGCGAAGGCTAGTGAGACAAAGCTAGTTAAAGATGAGGAACTGAAAGCTGCACAGGTGCAGATGACACCAGAGCAGTATGAACAAGAGTATGAGTGTTCGTTTACGGCTGCTATTATTGGTGCGTATTATGGGAAGTTGTTGGCTGATGCTGATGATAATGGCAAGATTACCAGGGTTCCATACGATCCTGCGTTGCCAGTTCATACGGCTTGGGACTTAGGTATTAATGACTCGACTGCTATTTGGTTTGCACAGGTCTATAGAGGGGGTGCTGTTAATGTTATTGACTATTATGAGAATAGTGGCGTTGGCTTGGACCATTACGCTGAAGTATTGCGAAAGAAAGATTATCACTGGGGAGATCATCTTGCTCCACATGATATTGAGGTTCGAGAACTGGGTAGTGGGAAATCGAGATTAGAGACTGCTTTTAGCTTGGGGATACGCTTTAAGGTGATACCGAGAATGAAAATTGCTGACGGAATCAATGCTGCTAGAATGATAATACCTAAATGCTACTTTGATAGAGACAAATGTGCAGAGGGATTGGAAATGTTGCGACAGTATAGGCAGGAATGGGATGAGAAGAAAAAGATATTCCGAGATCAGCCAAGACATGACTTTACGAGCCATGCTGCTGATGCTTTTAGATATTTAGCTGTTGGGTTGGAGAATCGTACGACTATGACAAAACCACCACAATCTGTGGCTGTGAATGAGTACAATCCTTTTACGCTGTGATGTATGGTCACGATTATGAAGATGCTTTGGAGATGGTGAGGTATAGTGAGCATCATAGGGATTGGGATGACGAGATGATACAAAATTATATTGAAAAACCTTTAGGGATAAGACAGTATAAGATTATGAGAGACGATTTACATGAGCCATTGATGTTTGCTACATGGGGATTCCCTAGTGATGAGCAGGTTGATGAGTACGTTGGAACCAAATATTTCCCTGTTGATGGATACAAGGGAGGTGGCAAAGATGTTTGGTTAGTAGACTTTATTGCAAAAAAAGGTTATACAAGAATTGGATTCCTTGTTTTGAAGAGGATGTTCATGCGTAGTGGCTTTAAAAAAGCCTTTTGGTTTAGACCTGAAACTGAGAAGTTAGGGTGGCATATGTTGAAAGGAAAGTAACATGGGTGGTGGTCCTAGTGGTGATAGCTCAGGCATGGGTATAGAAGATGATGTTCTAGGCATCTCTAAATCCAAATCAGACAGCGAAAGATCTAAAATGTCTAAGTCAGGCGTTCAAGACCCATATGATTTCACAAGGCTTAAAGAAAATTTACAAGCTAAAGAATTGGAAAAAAGGGCAGAGAAAGGTCAAATAAATGTTCCTGTTCCTACTATTGGTACTGTTGTCTTAAATACTATTGCTTCTATGGCTAACAGACAGCAAGCCAAAGGATTAAGAGGTGGTGGAGAAATGGTTAGTGACAGCAGAGGTGGTTACCAGGGTGTTGTTACTCAAAATACATTAGGTAAAGTTTATAGTGGTAATCCTGATTTTGATCCTAATGCAACAAAAACACCAGATAATAATGAGGTTATCCTTAGAAAATATGCGAGTAAAAAGAATAGGGGTTCTACAAAGGAAGGTACAGGTATTATTTTAATGCCTGGAAGTATGAAAAAATCTGTTTTATAGGAGATTGATATGGGTGGTGCACCAAAGAAAATAACAAAAGCTGTTTCAAAGATAGGCAAAGGTGCTGTAAAAGGCGTTGGTGAAATCTTTGAAGAGGTTATTGAAAAACCTGGTAAAAAAATTATCCAAGAAACCAAAGAAACTATAACAGGTACAGATAAATATGACTATAGGCAGCCAGAGCAACCAGTAGAATCTCCTGAAATAACACCTGAAGTTGTTGAAGATGAAAAGCCAACTATAACAACTAGGTATGCCACTAGAGGAAAAAGATCAGGTCAAGGTGGTACAATCATGGAAGGCTATGGCGTAGTTACACGACCACCATCAAAAAGATCAATAAGCACGTAGGAGATAACAATGTCATTTTTAAGACCAAAGGTATATGTTCCACCACCACCACCAGTTCCAGAAGAACCTGACAAAGCTGATTACGAAAAGGCTGCTGCGTTAGCTGGAGAAGCTGAAGCAACAGAAAGAAAGAAGCGTAGAGGTCGTGGCAGTACAATAGTTGCTGGACAGCTAGGCGAAACATCTACCAGCATGAGCAGCACAGGTGGTACACCAACTTTATTAGGATAGAGCTATGATGAATGTCAAAGATATAGTTGCTAGATTTCAACACGTTGAAGGTCAGCGAGATAACTGGAACAACCATTACCAGGAGTTAGCTGATTATATGCTGCCAAGAAAGGCAGACATAGTTAAGAAGAGAAGTCGTGGCGAAAAGAGAATGGAACTTATCTTTGATGGCACAGCTTTACAGGCAGTTGATTTGTTATCATCTAGTTTACATGGGATGCTGACATCAGGTGCTACACCTTGGTTTCACTTGACAATGAAAGATGAGGAGCTAGGTAGAGACGAAGAGGTGCAGAGGTGGTTAGAGGATTCATCACAAAGGATGATGCGTGCTTTTACCATGTCGAACTTTGAAACCGAAGTCCATGAGATGTATGTTGACCTAGTTGTGTTTGGTACTGGCTGTATGTTTGTCGAAATGGATGACAAGACATTACGTTTTAGTACAAGACATATATCTGAGTTTTACGTTACAGAAGACCAGTATGGTATAGTTGACACTGTTTTTAGAAAGTATGAGATACCAGCAAGACAAGCTGTACAACGATTTGGCATTGAAAACGTAGGTACTTTTATTGCTAGGACATTTGAGAAGAAGCCTGATGAGAATGTGGATCTCCTTCACGTTGTGATGCCTAGGAAAGACAGAGATCCTACGAAAAGAGATAATAAGAATATGCCGTTTGCATCTATGTATATTTGCATGGAGACAAAGATGGTATTGGCAGAGAGTGGTTTCCAGGAACTGCCTTACGTTGTACCACGCTTCTTGAAGGCAACTGGAGAAGTGATGGGGAGATCTCCAGCAATGGTTGCGTTGCCAGATGTTAAGATGATAAATCTTATGTCTAAAACAATCATACAAGCGGCACAAAAAATGATAGATCCTCCACTACTA